ATGCTTTATATTACATCTGTATTTGGAGACCAGAACATTATCATCAGAAGTATCTCAGATGAAGGAGACCAATTCCTACAAGTGAACCCAGTTGTATTTGAAGATGCTGCTGACGGAGTTGAAGTTGGAGTTGATGCAGGTTCTACAGGATTCGATACCCTGGAAGATAAAAGAAACAATGCGATTGCTATGGGTAACATCTCTCTTCAGTATCACAATGCCGGAGTTCCAGTTGCTCTAGATAAAAATTATCTTGAAATTCTAAAATGGTTCCCAGGAGTTAAAAATCCTCAGGACCATCTAAATGAACAACAACCTCAAATGCCAGGTATGGAAGCAGGAGGTATGCCAGGAGGAGCACCACAAGGTCCACCTATAGATGCAATCCCACCAGTTAACCAAAATGTATAATGGATATCGATAAGCTCAAAGTATTTTTGAGACAAACAGAGGAACACAAAAGTATTCAGACTGCTCAGGTTCAGTACAATGCTGAAGTAATGAAGCAATCTAATCAGCTTGAATCTCAAAAAGGAGCTGTATCAGGAATGCTGAAATCAAAAGCTTGGGGATATGTTGAGGACTGGTTGAACGCAGAAAGAGACTCTCTAAAAAATAGACTATATAAGGAAGTTAAAGATAACCAAATTGTAAAAGCCCGAAAAACTACAGCAGACATCGAGGCTATAAATAAATTGTTTGCCGCTCTTGTAAATTTAGTAAGTGGATAAAATAGATTGAATTCGCTCTAGCAACTCCCCCCGCTAGGGCGGTCTCAGTTTATTTCTTAAACTTTTAACACTATGTTAGATGAAGAAACTACGGAGTCTACTGAGCAACCTCAAACCGAGGACTCATCTCCAGACCAACCAATCGTTTCTCCTGAAGGGGAGACTAGCGAAGAACCTCAACCAGTAGAGCCAACCCAAGAGGAGCCAACTGTTGAGTTAGATGGCGAACAAGTACTACTTTCACAAGTTAAGGAGTGGAAGCAAGGACACATGCGTCAGGAAGATTACACCAAGAAAACCCAGGAACTTGCTAATCTAAAACGTGAGACTTCTGCACCTAAGCAGGACTTGAGCGATGAAGATAAGCAGATCCAAGATTTTATTCGCAAGAATAAGATAATGACTGCGGACCAGTTTAACCAACAAATCGCGGATAATAATGAGATTATGTCTCTTAAAACCAAGGGTATGGACGTTAAACAGGAATCAGTTGTGAAGTCTCTATCTAGATCTACAGGCCTTACAAGCATGGGAGTACCTTACACCCAAGCTAGTATGACTGAAATCTATGAAGACATATTCTCACAAGCTGATAAACCCAAAGTTGTTTCTAAAAAAGTGGTAGGTGTATCACCAAAAAGTGGAGTTAAAACAGGAGGGAATAAATTGACCCGAGAGTCAATCGCTGCTATGGGAACTGAAGAATACGCTAAGCGTAAAACTGAAATTCTAAAAGCGATGACCGATGGGACTTTATAAATAATAACCCTTTCAAAGTTATGGCTAAGCAAGTATACCAATCAATTGCTGCCTCTGACTTGTCTGCATCTGCTGCTACTGCTGAAACAGTTACAGCTCCATTCGCTGGAAAACTTCTCATTAATGAGAGTTATATCAGAGCTGGAGAAATTGTAACTGCTGCAAGCACTACAGCTGCTATCGTTTATGTTCTAGTAGGAGGAGTAACTGTTTCATCATCTACTCCAGACTCTACAGTTTTAACAGCTGTAGGAACTACTCAAGCATTAACATCAGATAGTGACTCTTACATTGAATTCTCAAAAGGAGATGACATTGTTATGTCACATGCACAAGCCGTTGGAGCAACAATTACAGGTACTACATACTTCCACCTTGCACTTGAATGGGCTAAGTAACCTCAATTAAAAATATGGCTAATACAACTGTTACAACTGCTGCCAATTTCATTCCTGAAATTTGGTCAAAAGAAGTGATTGCTGCTGCCGAGGCTAACTTAGTTCTTGCAAATCTAGTATGGAGATTTGATGCAGATGTTTCTGCAGCTGGAGACACAATCCACGTTCCAAATCTTTCAGACTTTACTGCTCAAGACAAGGTAGCTGGTACTAGTACTTCACCACAGGCAAACACAGAATCTAAGGTTGATATTGATATCGACCAACACAAGGAAATTACTTTCCTACTAGAAGATATTGTTAAGACACAATCTTCTTACGACTTAATGTCTAAATTTACTGGTAAAGCAGGTTACGGAATCGCAAAGGCTGTTGATAGTTCTATCGCAGCATTAGCTACAGGTTTATCTCAAACTAAAGGTACTTACAATACTGCTATCACATCTGATGTGGTACTAGATTCTATTGAACTACTTGACCTTGCAGATGCACCTCAAGACAATCGTTTCTTCGCTTTCCGCCCAGACGTTAAACGTGATCTATTAGATATTGATAGATATGTTTCTATGGACTTCAAAAAGTCTATGGGAGTAGAAACAGGTATGATCGGAGAACTTTATGGTATTCCAACATACATGTCTACAAACATACTTAAATCAGTAGATAATACTTCAAACATCCTAGCTCACAAAGACTGTCTAGCTCTTGCTATGCAGAAATCACCAAGGACTCAATCTGATTACAGAATTGAAGAATTAGCAACTCAAGTAACTGTAGATACTATCTACGGAGTTAAAGAGATGCGTGACGACTTTGGAGTTTTAGTGAAAACTTAATTTTATAACCATCTAAAAATTATGGCATCAACTGTATACGCAGGAGATCTTAATGATAAAACTGGTGACCAAGCGGTTACCATGACTCTAACAACAGGCTCAGCTGTTTCAGCTATGACTGTTGCAGTCACAGATGGTGGTAAAATTACTGTCACTTGCACTACTTAGTAGGATCAGAGGGGAGTCGATTACTCGGCTCTCTGAATGACTTTATTAATTAATAAATATAATATGGAAACAGTATGGGCTGTAAATCCAGGGGGAGTCGTAGTGGCTCTAACACCTGAGTTGTGGGATAATCCACGCAAAGATAAAAAAGGTAGAAAATTTGAATATGGTTGGAGGGCTGCAACTGAAGAAGAGATTGCTGGTGAAAAGCAAGCTACTGTAGTTGCTAAGAAAGCTATCGCAGATAAGAAGATTGTAAAAACTCTTATAGTGAATGAGCAACCTATTACTGCTGAAGCTTTAGCAGGAGCTGGTATGTCTTATCAGGAATTAAAAGAGATAGCTAAAGAAAAAGGAATCAAAACTTTTGGTAAGAAAAAGGAAGTTCTAGCTGCTGAGTTAGGATTATAGGAAGAGTTTTGATACAATATATTTAATAAGAGGGGGGAGAAATCCCCCCAATTTAGGGAAATATAATTTAACCAAATAATATTATGCCAGATTTAACAAGAGATGGAGCAGTAGGCAATGTAGCTGTAGGTGCAACTACAACTGTTGTACTTGCAACTAGCCCAAATAGAAAATGGGTTGTGCTCTGTAATGACTCCGATGAGGAGATTTTTCTAGGAATTGGTTGTGCTGCTGTTCAAGGAAAAGGTATTCGCATTAGCCCTGTTGTAGCTACTGCCTCAGCAGATACTTATAAAATAGATGCTAATAATCAATGTACAGGTCCTATTAATGCTATATGTGCTTCAGGTTCTAAGAGCCTATCATTCGCTTATGGTCCTGCTTAAACTAAATAACTATGCCTCAGAAAACTCAAGCAACGCTCGTAGCTGAAATGCACACAGACATTAAATGGATTAAACAATTCGTTGAATGTGCTGATAAAAAATATGCTAAGAAGTGGGTACAAACCTTATTAACAGGATTAGTTGCCACAGTTCTAACGGCTGTAGTAGGTGCTTTATTAGGACTTATCCTGATACCTCACACAATGGCCTACATCAATTTATACATTAATACAATATTATAATGGCAACAAAATATAATGATTATTATGGTGGTACAGCTAAGGCTGGATCTAGCTATGATAAAAAAATGCAGGAATATGGTGCTAAGCTTAAACCTAAACAATCCTCTACTCAGAAGGCAGCTATGAGAGAAATTATATCTTCTGTTAAACAGGGTGCGAGTGAAGCAGCTAAGAAACATTCAATTCTAGGAAAGACTGTAGAGTTTGGAAAAAGAATAACAAGGGGGTACTAACTTAAAATAATATGGCAGGATTAGATACAATTTACTTTAATAGGTTAAAAGTTACTGACCAAAATTGGGACCTTATAGGTGCTAGTTATGTTCGTGTTCCAGCTCCGGTTAGTAATACTGATGCTTGTACTAAGTTATATGCTGATACAGTAGCTGGGGGTGCTCCATTGGAAACAGTTTTAGGTGTTGGTAACATTTCAAATGGTACTAATCTTATAATGACAGTTGGAGATATACTTACAACTGACACCATTAATGAGACAGGATCAGGAACAGGTGTAACTGTAGAAGGTGTCTTAATAAAAGACTCAGGTATAACTTTAGTAAATGCTATTACTGAGTTTTCTACTGATGGAACATTAGCAGGAGATTCAGATACAGCAGTACCAACAGAAAAGGCTACTAAGCTTTATGTAGATACTCAGGTTGCTACTGTTGATACATGGGGAGAGGTATTAGCTAATGGAAATACAAGTGGTGCTACTGATGCTATTATCACAGCAGGACAAAAGATTACTACAGATACCATTGATGAAACTACTGCAACAGCAGGTGTTACTATTGATGGAACTTTGATTAAGGATGGAGTGGTAACAGCTGACTTAGTAGGTAATTCTAGTACGGCTACAGCTCTAGCAACAGCAAGAACAATTGGTGGTACATCATTTGATGGTACAGCTAATATTAAGATAGGAGCTTTAAATTCAACTAATATAGATGCAACCACTTCTGCGGAACTGGCTGGAGTAATATCAGATGAAACAGGGGGTGGAGCTTTAGTGTTTGGAACAAGCCCTGCACTAACAACTCCTACAGGTATAGTTGCTACTGATATTGCAATTACTGATACAGAAGAATATTATACTTCAACAGACGTAGAGGGTGCTTTAGAAGAATTAGGAGAATTAAATAGTAAAAATGGTTATGACTTGCAAGACTCAACAAGCTTACCAGATTTAGCGTTTAATAATGGAACTAGAGTGTTTACTGTTTCAGTTAAAAGTGGAAGTTCAAACTTTAGTTTTTGGACTACTGGTAAAAAAGTGGTTAAAACCACATCACAAACGGTTACTGTAGATAATACAACTGGAACATATTATATTTACTTTGATGCTGATGGAACATTGCAATCTGTAGAGCAAAGTGCTATACCAAGTGCAGCTTTTTATGAATATGCAATAACAGGATTAGTATATTATAATGTAACAGCAGGAACTAGTTTTGTAGGAAACGAATTGCATGGTTATAGAATGAGTTCAGCAACACATCAATATAATCATTTAACTTATGGTGCTAGATATGAAGACGGGATTGGTGTTACTGGGTTTGTAGACGGAACTACAACATTTACAGGAACTACAAGTGGGTACTTCTGGGATGAAGATATAAGACACATAATAGCCTTACAAGCTACTGCACCATTTATATATAAATTTGGTGTTGGTGGAGAGTGGACTGCTACAACACCAGATAATCTATATGGTTTTGAAAATGGAACTGCCGATGTAGTATACAATGAAAATGACGGTGGAGATTGGAAGCTTACTCAGAGTGCTGCTGCAACTGATTATATGATTTATTTTATAATAGCAACTCCCGATACAGGAGATTATCCTGTTAAAAAGATTATAGGGCAAAATGGTTATTCAAGTAGAAATAATGCAAGGGACGCTATTGAAACAGAAAGAAATAATATAATTACTGACGGGCTACCTAGTCCTGAGTATATATTCCTTTTTGCTTATATAGTTAAAAGAAATGGAGATTTAGAAGAAATGGACACAGACGGAGGTTTATATTTAGACCTAAGAACTGTTAAAGGTGGAACTAGTGGAACTGGTGGTGTAGGTAGTATAGCTTCAGATGTTAGTGTAGATACAACAAACTTTGACGGTATTCTAAGTGCTACTGATGTAGATGTACAAACAGCCTTAGAAACTATTGACGACTTAACAGATATAACTGGTAATGCAGGTACCGTAACTACAATTACAGGTCTAGCTCCAGATACGGCAACTACTCAAGCTACACAAGCTAATATAACCACAACAGCTAACTTAACAACAGTAGGAGCTTTAAACGCAGGTTCAATTACAAGTGGGTTTACAAGTATAGATGTTGGAGCAGGAGCAATTGATGGAGGAGTGATAACAGCAGATACGAACTTCGCAGGTGCTTTAACTGGTAACGTAACTGGTAATTGTAGTGGTAGTGCGGGGACAGTAACGACCATAACTGGCTTAGCTCCTGATACTCAAAACACATACGCTAGGACTCAATACCTAATACCCTATCAAGCTACAACTACTTCATTTGGTGAAATAGCTATAGGTACAGACGGACAGGTTCTAACTTCAGGAGGAGCAGGTGTTGCACCTAGCTTTGAAGATGCTAGCGGAACTGGTGACTTAAAAGCAGATGGTACAATACCTTTAACTGCAAACTGGGATGTAGGTGCTTATACAATTACAGGTACTCAATTTGTTTCAGATATTGCAACTGGTACAGCTCCTTTGGTTGTGGCTAGTACAACAGAGGTTGCTAACCTAAAATCAGCAACAGTTTCAACTATAACAGGACTAGCACCTGACACAGCTACAACTCAAGCTACTCAAGCTAGTATCACAAGTGCTGCTAATTTAGTAACAGTAGGAACTATTGGAACAGGAGTATGGCAAGGTACAGATATAGCAGTAGGATATTTAGATGGTTCTAGTGGAACTAATGCACAGGTTCTAACGACTGATGGAACAGATGCTAGTTGGCAAGATGCGACAGGAGATGTGACATTAACTGGAACTGAAACACTTACTAATAAGAGAATTACAGAAAGAGTAAAAACATTTACCTCAGATGCTACACCTGATATTGATTCAGATGACTACGATGCAGTAACAATTACAGCTCAAGATGCTGCGATTACTGATGTGAATATGTCTGGTACAGAAACAAACTTTCAGAAGATTCTATTTAGAATTAAAGATGATGGTACAGCTAGGGCAATAGCTTGGGGATCAGACTTTGAGGATGCAGGAGCTGTATTACCAACAACAACAGTAATTTCAAAACTATTAACAGTAGGCTTTATTTATAACACAGTAACCTCAAAATGGGGTTGTGTTGCAGTAGCAAATGAAACATAATAATGAATAAGTATTCAAAACAACAATCAGAGTATTTCGATAAGAAGTGGTTTAAAAAGCACTATAAACTGATGTCTTTTTTGAATAACACTCCATTGATTAAATACTTTTGGAGGAAGTCTTTAAATATTACTAGGAAGGAAAAGATTAACTATATAGAACCTAACGCTGTATTCTACAATTATGATGGCAAAGAGGTGACAGCAGACTTCATAGGAGTAAATAAATACTCAAGAAAGATATATAACTTAGCTCCAGTATTTTGGGGATTACATATTGCGATCAAGCAAGGTGTAACTTGGCAATCAGTATTCGATGCTAAATGGTTTGAGCAATTTCAAGCACCACTACTTACACTATTAAATGGTAAAGCTAAGTGGTTATTCAGAAAGATGATGAGAGTTGAGAAATACGATACTCAGGAAGATATAACATATATACATCCTAATGGTATTGAGTTTGGTAATAATGGAAATGAGAAACAAATGCACATATTTGGATATACTAAATATGCTTATAAATTACATAAATGGTTCTATCCAGTATGGGCTACACTTCACTCTTTAGATTCTTTATTTAGATTAACAAAGGTTAATCTAAACTTTGGGTATGATTCGTTTAGTTTGATACCTGCTGCTGGAGCTAATAGCCCTTGTGATGGACATGTAGGAAGACATGGTGTTAACGAATCTTTTTCTACTCTTAGGGCTGGAGCTGGTACTACTAATTATGAATCAAATTCAACTGAAGAAATTGGCTTAACATCTACAGCAACGTCTGACCAGTATCAAAAAATGACACGACTAATCTTCAACTTTGATACTTCTATTATAGGTAGTGCAAATACACTAACTGCGGCTACACTTTCTCTTTATGCTCCGTCTAAAGGAAATGCTCTTGGTTCTCCCGACTTTCATATAAGTGGAGTTTCACCAGCCACTACAGACGATATTGTTAATGCTGATTATGGAACGTTTGCGACTACTTCCTTCGCATCAATCGCTTACGCAAGCTATACAACCTCGCAGTATAATGTGTTTACTCTCAATGCTAGCGGAGAAGCTAATATAAGTAAGACTAGTGTTTCTAGCTTTGGTGGTCAGTTAAGTTGGGATATTCTCGATGATGAAACAGGGCTAACGTGGTCAAGTTCAGACGCTTCAACTCTTCGCTCATATATGGCTGATAATGGCTCTAACGAACCTCGCTTAACACTTACAGTAACAGAGATATTTGTATCTGCCATTGGTGCTAATAGCCCTTGTGATGGATGGGTTAGGAGGACTTTAATAACAGAGAGTTGGACTACTATACACGATACAGCAGATGGAAATGGTACAGATGTAGTAGGTGTTAATAACCTTGCTCAACTTTCAGCAACAACAACTACAGATGTTTATAATAGATTAACACGACCTATATCTAATTTTGATACCTCAAGTATAGGAACAGGTAACTCAGTAACAGCTACTTCATTAAATCTATATGGTAACGCTGTGGGAGATGCTATGGCACAATTAGTAGGAGTTGTTAGTGCTTCTCCTGCCTCCGATTCAACAATAGCAAATGGAGATTATGATACATTTGGAACTACTAGATATGCTACTGATATTGATTTAGGGTCGTGGAGTACAAGTGCTTACAATACTTTTACATTTAACACTACTGGTAAATCAGCAGTTGATGTTACTGGTGTTACTAATATTGGAGTATTACTAAGTTGTGATATAGATAACGCAGAGCCAACTTGGTCAAGTGGAGCTTCTGCTTATGCTAGGTGGAATGCTGCTGATACTGGCTCAAATGAACCTCTACTATCAGTAACGTGGACAGTACCAATTACAGCTACAGGTTTTCTATCAATGTTTTAATAACTAACCCCTCATAAAATGAGTAAAGAAATTCAAGATAAGCTCAAAGAGGTCGATGCTAGGTTCAAAAAAACTCAAGCAGAAGCACAAGTTCTGCAAGAGAAAGTGAACGAAGAGAATCGACAACTTCAGGTTTATAAGGAAGAGCTTATACGCTTACAAGGAGAACACAGAGCCTTGAGCGAACTCTTACCAAAAGAAAAGACTAAAAAGTAAAAGTCTTTGAGGGGACTCACAAGAGTCTCCAACTAAGAATTTAACTAAAACAATATGGCATTTTATTCCAAAGAAGTTCCTAGTGGAACAATAGATGGAGCAAATAAAACTTTCACATTAGCCAATACCATATTCCAGATAGATGATATCTGGGTAGATGGTGCTATATATGAAACAGCTCCGGCAACATCAGGTAATACTGTAACATTAGATGATGCACCTACGGCTTCTATATCAGTAGATTATTATGATTCAGAAGATACAGCTACTACCACAGCTAGTGGTAGAAATACCTTAGCTACAAATAGAGATAATCTTAGAGATAGGTTGAAGATAGATCCGAATGGTAAGGTGTGGTCCGATGATACTCTAGATAGATTCTTGAATGATGGTCAGAGGGAATTACTTAATGATCCAGATGTTCAATGGAGCTTTCAGGAAACTACAGGCTATGTTGTTCCTATTGATAATAATCTATCTGAGATTATAAGGTCAGATAAGGATAATCCTGAGAACTATTATTCAAAACACATCAAACAATTTAAAGATTTTTGGGCTTCAACAGGTGGGGATATGGCTAGAATTTTAACTAATCCTCCAGTAGATAATGCTTCAGGAACTCCTAGTAGATATGATGACTATGCTGAAAACATTTTCTATAATGCTGGATATCAGAATGCTGCTACATATACTACACTTCACAATATGGACACCTTTGATGGAGATGGAACTTGGACAGCAGGATCAATAGAAGCAACAGGAGTTGGAACAAGTAGTACATACAAAGAAGGAACAGGAGCTGTATCATTTAATCTAGCACCATCAGCTACAGTTGCTGATAATGCTGAGATTTATAATTCTGATATGACTGCTGTAGATATCTCTGCTGTGAATTTGAATCAAGGTGGTGTAATCGTATGGATATATTTACCAGATGAAACTTACTTTGATGAGGTAACAGTCTACTTTGGTTCTGATTCTAGTAATTACTATAAGGTAAGAAACTACAAAAAGACTGCTCAAGGTAATACTTATACAACAGGATGGAATAGAATATTTATTCCTACAATTAAGAGAGCTCAGACTGGTTCTCCAGATTTATCAGCTATGGGATATTTAAAGGTAAGACTAGGATATGAAAATGGAATTTCAAGTATGAATGGAATAATTATAGATGGTATTCAGATAGTAGATAAATATATCAAGTACTTATATATGATAGCTTCTACAGATTTAACTACAGATTCTGCTACTTCAGTTGTGCCTAACCAGTACCAGTTTGTTTATGAGCTATATGCTGAATGGCAAGCTTGGACAGTTCTATCTGGTAGGGAAGATAAAGCTAATCAAGCTTTCCAAATATATAACAGAGCTAAAAATAGAATGAAGCGTGAGCTTGGGTGGAACGATCAAGCATTCTTTACAATGAGACAACCTAACAAATATTAATAAATGGGAAAAGTTAAACCAATAGAAATCAACGATTTCACCGGAGGTCTTAATCTCAACGATGATACAACTATAGAAGATAATCAGTTATCTCTAGCTACAAATATGTTTTATGATGATGCTAAGAGATTGGTTGCTAGGAGAGGTATCAAGAACTTTGGTGCTGCAATTCCTGATACAGCTGTAGTTATTAATAACTGTAATGCTGTAACTGATTATGCAGCTACAGATGATGCAGCTAATATACTTCAGGGTACAGCTATAAGAGGAACTAACTCTGTAGAGTTTGATATTGATGTATCAGCTTCTGCTGAGAATAAAGCAACTCTAACAAATGCTAGTATAGGAACTATAGACTGTTCATCAGCTAATGGGTTCCTAAAGTTCTGGCTATATGTCCCTGCTTCTTTCAATACGAACCTTACAGCCGTTAAAATACAATTAGGGTCAGATAGTTCCAACTATCATGAATGGACCTTAGAAACGCTTACTGAAGCTTCTAATAACTTTATAAATTTAGATTTCGATGATGCTACTGATACTGGTACCCCTGATGATTCTTCTGTGGATTATTTCAGATTACAAGTTACCTATACTGCTGGCTATACTGATAAGCTTAACTTACTAATTGACTCTATTAATTGTTACTCTTCTACAAATGTTTCAGGAGTTCACTCTCTGAAATTTTGGAAAGATAGTACAGGAATTAGAAGATTGATAGCTGGATGTAGTACTTCAATATTCCAATATGATGAAACTACTTCCGGTTGGGAGATGATAAAGAATGGCCTTACAGATAATCTACCACTAGGAGATTTAATCTATACTGATGTTCTCTATCTTTCTAATGGTACAGATAACTATCTAGATTATAATGGGACTCTTGTTACTGAAAGAACTGGAGGAGATACACAGAAGCCTAAATATATGCTTGCTGCTAATGATGTAGGATATTGTGCTGGAGTTTCTGGAACAGAATCAATCTTATATTACACAGGATCAGCTCCTGCTGAGATGTATTCTTATGGGAATACAGTAGACATACAGGAAGATGATGGTCAGGTCATAACAGGATTAACTAATCTTGGACCAATAGTGATAGTATATAAAGACAATTCAGCTTACGATGTGAATATTGCTACTCCATCTAGAGAGCAATTAGATTACTCTGGAGGATGTAAATCTCACAGATCGATCTCTAGAGTAGAAAATGATGTTCTATTCCTAGACAAAAATGGAGTATATAGTCTAGCACAAAGAGAAGGAACTACAGGTTCGCTTAGAGCTACACCATTAACAAAAGATTTACAGCCCTTAATAGATGTACTGAGAAATCAAGAAAGTTCAGCTGCTATTTATTGGGAGAAAACTAATCAATATTACCTAGCTGTTGATACTAACAATGCAGGATTTAATGACTCTGTACTAGTATATGATGCTTTAGTCAAGGGGTGGACTAGGTATAATGGAATAAATGCTAATGAATTCTGTATCTATGAGGACTCAGATGGAATTGAGCACGTTCTATTTGCTAGTGAGTATGGAGGAAACGTTGTAGAAATGGAAACTGGATTCTCAGATAATGAGCTTCCTATTGCTACAGCAATGTCTACTAAAGATTTCAATTTTAATGCTCCTAGTTTATCTAAGGAGTACAGAGAGATTGATGTTGTAGGATTTATTTCAGAATCAGCTGAGCTTACAATGTCTGTAATCATAGATGATGAGGAGGTAGCTACTGATACTATTAATGGGTCAAACTATGCTGGAGCTACTGAGTCTATTGAAATGACATTTGGCGTTGCTCCATTTGGAGTATATGCTTTTACTGGAGGTGACATTGTAGATGGGGAGCTACAACTTAATTTATTTAAAGCTAGATTCCCTGTTTACCAAACAGGTGTGAATCTAAAAGTTAAGATAACTTCTGGTAAAGCTAATACATCTTATGTGATTTCTAAAATGCAATTAGTACCAGAAGCACAGCCATTCGATTTCTTCCCAAACAATGAAATATTATAATTTAATTTAAAAAGATATGACAGATTTAACAAATTACCCAAGGCAAGATGGATTTGAAACATCCTTAGCTTCAGGTATAAATTCAACAGTAACTTCAATGACTCTTGCTGAGGCTCCTAGTTTCACTCTGTCATCAGGAACTTTATATGTAACTGTAGATCCAGGACTTTCTACTCAGGAAACTATGGAAGTTACAGCTATATCAAGTGCAACACTTACAATTACTAGAGGAAAACCTGCTTATGAAGGAGGAGCTTCTACAGCTACAACTCATCCAGGTGGAGCAGTTGTAAGGTTTACAAATACTTGGAATCACTTTAATGATATCAAAGAGGCTATTGCTAGTAAGCTAGATGAAAGTGGTGGTGTAGCTGTTACACCTATTACAGATGCTGTATATGCTAATGTTGCAGCTTTTCCAGCTGTTTCCAATGGTATGAGTGCTTATGCTACAGCTGAGGGGGCAGCTTATGATGGTGTAGGTGGAGCATGGGTAGCTAGAGAAGCAGGAGGAACTTTTGCAAATGCTAGTGAAACAGTAGCAGGTAAAGTTGAGATAGCTACTACAGGAGAATTTAATGCAGGTACAGATACAGGAGGAACTGGTGCTACACTATCTGTTATACCTAGCATGATAGGAGCTACTACTACAGAGATAACTCAATTATCAGGTACAACAAATATAGGAGAAGCTGATACATTCTTCGGAGCTACAGATATAACAGGTGCTCAAGCTGAAACATTAACAGATGGTTCAGATGCAAGTGCATTGCATATTCATAATACTAAAGTTGTATCAGCACAAATCACTTTTGCAGGGGATGGAGATACTACAATAGCTCATGGACTTGGTAGGATTCCTAGCCTAGTAAATATAGAATGGATGTGGAATGTAGGAGAGACAACAGCTAACGGTTCTGCTAATGGAGTTATAGCTTATGATGGAACTACTGTTGTAGGAGTACATAGGCATACAGGAACATCAGGAACTTATGCATCTTCAAACGCTATACCTCAAGTTGTAAGTGTAGCAGGTTCTGCTAAAGGTAAGTTCACAATAAAATCAATGGATGCAACAAATGTAACTTATACAATATCAGACTATGCTGCATCAGGAGCTTGTTTAGCAGTTCTAACAGTTCAATAACCAAATAATTTAACTTTAATAATATGGCAACAAATAGATTTATAACATCCCCCACCTCAGGCGGGAATGTAAACAGATTCTTTAATAGATTGGAACAACCTGCACTATCCAATGCAGACATGATCCGAACAGGAGGCAATGTCTCTGGTATAAGGAATACTGTAGCTACACCTTCAAACCCTGTAGTTCCAGTTCCATCAGAACCTGATATAACAACTCCTATTAACAGAAGTCCATTGAACTTCGACTTATATCAGAATGGTCCTAACCCAGGAGCTTTTGATTTAGGTGGAGGTACACCACCCCCTGCAGTAGCAACACCAACCCCTACTTTTGATAGAGGTAATGAAGCTGCATTTCAAGAGGGCCTAGGTGCTTGGCTTAGACAGCAAGGTGGTGGATATTATGCAGGAGCTGAACAAGACTACCAGAGCTTTTTAGCTAATGGTGGAGGAGGTAATACTGGTGGAGGAGGTATCTATGGAAACTCTCCTACTCTAACACTAGCTGAACAGATACAAGCTGATGCTGCTAGAGAACTAGGAGTAGCCGAAAGAACTTCTGCTGAAAAATTAGCTGCTGAATTATCTCAGATTGATGCTGAGCAGAATGCTATATTTGCTCCTAGAAATGCACAACTAGAAAGAGAAGGGGATAGAGCTAGAGAAACTGGAAGAAGAGGATTATCATTTGCTGGATTCGGTAAATCTTCTAGAGCTATTGAGGAAGAGGAAAGATTAAATGAACAACTAAGAGCTGAGTCAGGTGCTCTAGCTGCTGAACAATCTGCTGCCATCAGATATCAGAGAGCTTTAGCTGAAGGAGCTAGTGAGGATGCATTATCTGCATATCAAAATAATTTGAGTAATGCTAAGTTACAAGTAACAGCGTTAAAAGAAGAAAGAGCTAAGACAGAGGAGGGACTAAATGCAGCTTCTATTGCTGCTGGTCAGGCTTCAGAGAAAGATAGACTAGATAGAAGAGTTGCTGCACTTGAATCTGCTGGATTAGTTGAGGACCCAGATACAGGAGAAAGAATTGCTACACTTAAAGCTAGAGCACAAGCACTAGATGAAACTATTGGACTAGGAGGATTAGAAATAGATCAGGGTGAGTTTGCTATTAAGCAAGCTAAATTCCCACTAGAATTTGCTAAGTTACAGGCTGCTGTAGATAAATTAAATCAAGTTAGTACAGGACCTGGAACTGGCGATGCTAATTTAAATATTAATTCAGATGGAAGTATCGCAACAGATATTAACCCTGATATTCTAAATACTGCTGCTACTCTATATAGAAATTCAGCACGAGACACTCAGTTAGCTATTGAATCTGCTGGTGATTTAGGATTAGGAACTGGAGATGAGGGTAAGATAGCTGAAGCTATTAATACTCTAGCTAGATTAAATGATATAGCTGCTAACGAAGGTGTAGCTCTAGACTACAATCCAAGAACAGGGTTAAGTTATATTAAACCACAACCCGCTCCTGAGATAGCTCCTGAAGCAGGAACATCAAGAGCTGGAGATATTGCTAGTGTAATATCAGGAATAGGTGCAAATATAAGTAAAGGACCTGTAACATTTGCAGGAGACTTAGGAGACTTTCTATTTGATAAAAGATAAATATGGCTACATTCGGAGAACCAGCAAAGAACACTACCTTCGGTGCATCAAAAGGAAATACTACATTCGGTGCACCAAGGAGAAGAGATCAAGACCTATTTCAAGGAGGTGGATTCTCTGATGTTTTAGATGCAATACAAATCCCACAGTTTGCAGCTACTGGAGCTTTAACTCCAGGGCTAAGTATTAAGCAAGCTGTACAGCAAAAGGTTGCACCATCAAAAGCCTTAGGCCTAACTGGTACTCCAGGTAAAGCTGCTTTAGGTTTTGCTGCTGATGTAGTATTAGACCCATTAAACTTCCTAGGTATAGGTGCTTCTACTAAATTAGGTAAGGCATTTAAGCTTGGAAAGTTTACTTCTGTTGAGGATGCTACTGGATTACTTACAGCTTTAAAAGGAGCTGGTAAACTTGATGATGCTGCTAGATTAGCTAAGGCTATTGATTCTGGAGCTGACTTAGCTAAGCTTAATAAGATAGCTCAAGGTGCTAATCTATTTGATAAATTAAAATCTGCTGGAACCTTAGCTGGTGCTGCTAAAACTGGAGAGAGGTCTTTACTTTCCTTAGATGTACCATTTGCTAAATCACTTCAAGGTATTCCACTAACTCCAAAATCAGTTGATGAAAGTTTCTTTGGAGCTTTAACTAGAATAGGACAACCAATTAAGCGTGTACTCCCAGATATCAGAGCAGGTAAAGCTGCTCCTGCTGGATCTACACTAGAGCAGATAGAGGAATTCACCTCAGCTAATAAACAGTTTGACCAATTCATACAGAATCTATCAGCAGAAGAGAGGGCTTTAGTTGGAGGTAAGCAGGATGAGTTGTCTGAAATGGCTAGACAGTTTGACAGATTAAAGAAGTCTAAGATAATCACAGAAGCTGATGAGGCTAACATATATAAAAAGCTTGCAGCTCCTGAGAGATATGCAAGTATTAAGTTAAGTGATGAAGCTCAAGGCTTTTATCAGAAGTTATCAGTACAATCAGATGAGTTACAAAATTTATGGGTAGCTAATAAAGGAGCTATACTTGAGGGATCAGGATTACCTAATGTACTTAAAAAAGAAGCTAAGGCATTCCAAGAGGCTGCTAGTAAAAAATATGCAGCAGGTTCTAGAATACTTGGAGGAAAAACAGAATCAGATTTGATGGCTAGTATTACTAGATTTGTAGATGATACAGGTAAAGCTAAGATAGGAACTGTTGAAAAATTAGGATTAAAATCTGTAGATAATATACAAGATGTTATTAAGCAAATAGAATCTCCAGTTACTAAATCATTAGCTCGCATTATAAAACGTAAGGAGACTTTAGCTAGTGACATTACAGAGCTATTAACAGTACATGCTGATGAGTTATCAGCTTCAAATAAACTACCTTCTAACGTCAAGCAAATGCTTGCTTCAGCTCCTAAGGGAACTAAGATTACTATACCTAAGTCTGCTGTTACTCCTGCTGTTCAAGGTAAGATAGCTAAGATTGAAAAGGAAATAGCAGGGCTAGATAATCTTATCAAGAAAAAGAATACTGATGCTTCAGATGTTCTAGCTAGTATTATGAGACAGACTGAGGCACTAGGTCCTGAAGCTAATATCTATATTCCTAAAGGAAAAGTTACAGCTGATACTCAGCTTGTTAAAAGAACTAAGGCTACAGCTAATGAGATTAGAGATGATTTAGGATTAGATATATTCAGAGAAGAACCATTCATTCCTCTGTTCGCTAAGGCTCAGAGTACA